GGAGTAAGTGCAACTCCCCCACCAATACCACCAGCTCAACAACCTCAATTTAATATAGTAGGTCAAGGAGCTGGAAGCCAAATAGCATCTGCACTAGGAGACCAGCAGCAAATCCCTATTCAAGCATTTGTAGTTTCTCAAGATATAACTACTGCTCAAAGCTTAGAAAATGGCATTATATCTGGAGCTACACTTGGAGGGTAAATAACAAAAAAGAGTAAACCTTGTTTATATTAAAACATTATTTAAAATGGAAATAATAGAATTAGTAATAGATGAAAATGAAGAGCTTTCTGGAATAGAAGCTATATCAGTAGTGGAATCTCCAGCTATAGAAGAAGAATTTATAGCTCTTAAAAATGAGGACAAAATAAGACTAGCAGAAGTATCAAAAGAGAAACGCTTGTTAATTGGAGCAGCACTAATACCAGACAAGCCTATCTATAGAAAATCTGGAGATCATGAGTTTTATATATACTTCTCTAAAGAAACTGTAGCCAAAGCATCACAGATGTATTTAAAAGCTGGTAATCAAGGACAGGCTACTATGGAGCATACGGATAATAAATTAGAAGGAATGACTGTAGTTGAATCCTGGTTAGTAGAAGATGCAGTACATGATAAATCCAGAAAGTACGGATTAGATATGCCAATAGGAACATGGATGGTTTCCATGAAAGTCGATAATGATGACATCTGGAATAATTATGTAAAGAAAAATAAGATAAAAGGATTCTCTATAGAAGGCTATTTTATTGATCGTTTAAGCGAAAGACCAAAAGACAAGCAAACAGATAAATTAAGCCAAGAAGATAAACTACTAAACGAAATAATAGATGTACTCAAAGAATCAAACACCAACGCCTAGTAGAACATCTCCACAAGGAGGTAAAAGAGGATGCCTTTGTAAAGACAATACTTACAACTCTAAATGCTGTAATGGAGATTTACAGAATCAAGGCATAGGCAACACCACAGGGGGTAATTCCTGAATTTACAACACTTACTTATAAGATGTGTTTATATTAAAATCTAACAATTTATAATATGAACTCAAAACAAACTCTTAACAAAGTTAAAACTTTGCTTGGATTGGATGTAAAGTTAGAAGAGAGAAAGCTAGAAAATGGCACTCGATTTGAAGCTGATGCATTTGAAAAAGGTAAAGAAGTTTTCATCATAACTGATGAAGATGAAAGAATTGCAGTACCCTCAGGAGAATATCTTTTAGATGATGGCATGATGCTAATCGTTATTGAAGACGGAATCATTGATGAGGTAAAAGAAGCTGTAGAAGAAGAAGTAGAAGAAACTGTGGAAGCACCTGTTGTGGTGGAAGAAGTGGAAGCTGCTGAAGAAGCTGCTGATGTACAAGATTGGGAAGGAATGGAAAAAAGAATTAAAAACCTTGAGGATGCTATTGCAGACTTAAAGGCTGACAAGGAAAACAAAGTAGAGGCTTCAGAAATTGAAGTGGATTTATCTACGGAAGAAACCGCTAAACCATTCAAACACAATCCAGAAGCAAAAGCAAAAACAGAAACTAATCTATTTGCTCAAAACAGAGCAATGACTACAAAAGATAGAGTGTTTAACAAATTATTTAACAACAATTAAAAAATTAAAATTATGTCAAAAAGAACAGATTTAGCAACTACAGTAACTATTACTAGCTCATATGCTGGAGAGTTTGCTGGTAAATACATTAGTGCTGCATTATTAAGTGCATCTACTATTGATGATGGTGGTATTGAAGTAATGCCAAACATCAAATACAAACAAGTAATACAAAGAGTAGAGTCTGGATCAGATTTAATTACTGCTGGTAGCTGTGATTTTACTGCAAATTCATCAGTAACATTAACAGAAGTTATTTTACAACCAGATGAGTTTCAGGTTAACTTACAATTATGTACTCAAGATTTCATTAATACTTGGGAAGCTGCACAAATGGGATACTCTGCATTTAACAATGGTTTACCATCTTCATTTGCTGAATATTTAATCGGTCATGTAATGGCTAAAATAGGTGCTGCAACGGAATTAAATATCTGGCAAGGAAATTTAGGCGGAGCACAAGCTGGAGAATTCGATGGTATCGTAACTTTAGCAACTGCTGACGCATCTGTCTTAGATGTAGCTGCTGCTGCTGCTGGAGGATTAACTGCTGCTAATGTAATCGATGAGATGCAAAAAGCTGTAGATACTATTCCTAATTCTTTATATGGTAAAGAGGATCTTAGATTATTTATATCACCTGAACAAGCAAAACTATATGTGAGAAGTCTTGGAGGTTTTTCTAGTAACATAGGCGCACAAGGTGTTGATAACAGAGGAACTCAATGGTTCAATAATGGTTCTCTTTCTTTTGGAGGAGTAGCAATATTTGTGGCTAGAGGGATGCCTTCTGGATACATGGTAGTAGCTGAAACAAGCAACTTATTCTTTGGAACTGGTTTATTAAACGACTACAACGAAGTAAGAACAATAGACATGGCGCCAGTAGATGGATCACAAAATGTGAGGTTAATTGCCCGTTTTACAGCCGCTGTGCAACTCGGAGTAGCGGCGGATGTTGTGCTTTACACACCAGCTTAATAAATAATTACTAACTATATTATATGGGGGATTAAGTTCCCCCTATAATAATTAAAACTTAAAACATATGTCATGTGATATTACATTAGGGAGATTAGAACCCTGTAAAAAAGATATAGGTGGTTTAGTAGCTGTTTATTTTATCAACTATACTGCTGGTCTTTTGACTGGTATTGCTACTGCTGCAACATTTGGTACAGATGATTTAATAACTGGATTTGCTTCTGCACTTACCTTACATAAATACGATTTAAGAGGAACTAATTCTTTTGATGAAGTAAATGAAAATTCTAGAGAAAATGGTACTTCGGTATTTACTCAAACTGGAACTGTTCAACTTAAAAAACAAGATGCTGCAACTAGAAAAGAATTAAAACTATTAGGATATGGGAGACCACAAGTAATAGTAGAATCTTATTCAGCAGATGGAACAACTACTAAATTTCAGTTAGCTGGAATTGAAAATGGATGTGAAGTTGCTGCTAGTTCAGTAAGTGGAGCTGCTATGGCAGACTTTACAGGATATAATCTTGTATTTACTGGAATGGAAAGAGAAGCTTCTTATTTTGTTGATCCAACAATTATCGGAGATTCCACGAATACAATTGTAGTGGTAGGAGTATAATTATACTTAACAACTCAAATTAAAAGGCATTACTATACGTTTTGCCTTTTTTTTGTTTAACACTTTTTGCCTTTTGGTGTTTATATTAAAATGTTATTTAATGATAATACTAACTACAAGCGCAACATCTCAAGAATTAAAGTTTATTCCTAGAGAATATGCAGCTACTAGTTTTGAATTAACAGATCAAGACACCAATACACCTGTAACATATACAGGATTAACATTTACAAAAGATAGATATTATCTAAAAGGAAATGTAGTGTTTTCCCCTTTGCTTATAGAGGGTAGATTTTACACTATTAAAATTTTTAATGGAGCAAGTAGTGTCGTTTATAGAGACATGATATTTTGTACAGACCAAGCCATTAGTACTTATAGTATTAATGATGGCGTATATACTAAGCATGAAACAACTAATGAATACGTAGTAATATAATTATGAGTAAATTTTTTGTAACAAATTTAGCTGCCTATACAGCACCAGAAGTAGTAGAGGTAAAAAACAAGGATTGGATTTTATACGGATCTGATAATAATTATTTCAATCACATAATCGATGTAAATAACAACTCCACCACTTGTAGAGCCATTACCATAGGTATTTCTAACATGATCTATGGAAAAGGACTAGCAGCACACGATGCAGACAGAAGACCTGAGCAATACGCTCAAATGATGTCGCTATTTAAAAAGTCCGATTTAAGAAAGTTTATCAATGAGTATAAAATACTTGGAATGGCAGCATTTCAACTGGTTTATAAAGATGGTAAAATAAAAGAAGTACATCATTTTCCAATGGAAACTTTAAGAGCTGAAAAATGCAATGATGATGGAGATATTGAAGGCTGGTATTATTCTAACCATTGGTCAGATATGAGACCAAACGAAATACCAGAAAGGTTTCCAGCATTTGGCTACGGAAAACCTAATGGAGTTGAGATGTATGTATTAAAACCTTACGAACCTGGTAAATACTATTATTCTAGCCCAGATTGGAGTTCTGCTATGCCTTACGCTGTTTTGGAAGATGAAATAAGTGATTACCTTATTAATGATTGTATTAATTCTTTTTCAGGTACAAAAGTTGTTAATTTTAATAACGGAGTGCCACCACCTGACAAAATGCAATCAATTAAAAATGATGTATTAAACAAATTAACAGGAAGCAGAGGAGAGAAAGTAATTGTTTCATTTAATAGTGATAGTGAATCCAAAACTTCTGTGGAGGATATATCTCTAAACGATGCGCCACAGCATTACTCTTATTTAGCTGATGAGTGCTTTAAAAAACTAATCGTTGGTCATAGGGTTACTTCTCCAATGCTTCTTGGAATCCGTGAGGGTAATGATGGGATGGGAAATAATGCAGAAGAGATTAAAGTAGCTACACAATTATTTGATAACATAGTAATTCAAAATTTTCAAGATCAAGTTATTGATTGTATTGATGCAATTTTGTCTGTTAATCAGATAGCATTAGACTTATATTTTAAAACGCTTAAACCTCTTGATTTTACAGATATTGATATAGTAAATGAAGAGATAATAGAAGAGGAAACAGGCTATGAATTAAGCCTTAAAAAAATAGATGGTATAGATGCCTATAAAACTATTGAAGAAGCTGAAGCAAAAGCCTTAGAACAAGGCTGTAAGGGGCATCATGAACACGAGATGGATGGAGAATTGTGGTATATGCCTTGTGAATCCCATGAAAAAGCAAGTTTGTCAGAAGATGAAGAAAAAAATGTGCTTGGTTCTTTAGCAGAAACTGGTGTTGAAATGTCAGATGAGTATGTATTTGTAGATGAGATAGATGCAGAGGATGATGTAGATAATGAAGATTGGGCAAATTACTTAATAAAAGAGAAAAAAAGCACACTATCAAAGATTAAAGGATTACTAGGATTAAAAGATGAAATTACTTCTAAGAAAAAAGGAAGTTCTTTTAGTTATTTAGACTCTAAAAACGGACTGTATAAAATTAGATATACTTACGCTGTTGGTTCAAGAAAGCCAAGTTTATCTAAAAGAGATTTTTGTAGGAATATGATGAATATGGCTAATGCTGGAATAGTTTGGACTATAGAAGATATTGACAAAGCATCAAGAGAGGGTGTAAATAGGGAATTAGGACATAACGGACAATCTTACAATTTATTTAAATTCAAGGGCGGTATTTATTGCAGACACAAATGGAAAAAAGTTTTATATAGACTTGAAAGCAATACAGAGCCTTCCGAGAATTTAGGAAACTATAAAAAGACTAAAACTATTCCTAAAAGTTACATGAAAAATCCTGTAGGATCAAAACAAGCTGGAATTGCGCCAGAAAATATGCCT